GCCAGGCGCACAGCAGCAGCGGCCTGACGCTGCACTTTTATGAGCCTACCGGGGACTGGGCCAGCAAGCTGAAAATCCAATGGTACGGCGCAGACGGCGGCCTGCTGGCCTCCGCGCTGTTTACGCCTGACGCCGTAGATTTTTACTGCGCAAAAAAGGTAGACCGCTACCGCCGCATCCGGCTGACGTTTCTGGAAACCAACCACCCGGGGCGCTACCTGAAACTGGCTGGGCTGGACTACGGCGTCTACCTGCACTTTGCAGGAGACGAGATCGTCAAGGCCCATGTGCTGGAGGAATGCGACCCCCTCAGCGCGGAAATCAGCATCAACACGCTGGGGCTGACGCTCTACAATAAAGAGGGTCGATTCTCCATCCTGAACCCCGAGGGATACTTTGATGTTTTGCAGCACAAGCAGAAGCTGACCGTCTGGGAGGATGTGCGTCCCGAGGCACGCAGCACCAGCAGCACGAGCTACTGCATGGGCACGTTCTACCTGAGCGACTGGGAAAACAGCGGCGACACGCTGGCGGACTTTACCGCCGTGGATGCCGTGGGCCTGCTGGACGGCGCACCTTACGACGGCGGCGTTTATGACACCACTGCCGGGGCGCTGGCAGCGGACATCCTGGACGGATACAGCTACACACTGGATGAGGAACTGGCCGCTGAGCGGGTGCAGGGATACCTGGCCGCGGGCACACGGCGGGAGGCTTTGCAGCAGTTGGCCTTTGCCGTGGGCGCGGTGGTGGATTGCAGCCGCAGCGACCTGATACGCATTTCTCCTGCTCCGGCCCGGGCCAGCGGTATGATCGCATATGACCGCAAATTTCAGAACGGCAGCAAGGTCACGCTGAATCCCCTGATAACCGCTGTGGCCGTAACGGCCCACCGCTACCAGGCCGAGGATGCCTCCAGCGAACTGTACAAGGACACGCTGGAGCCGGGCACCTACCAGGTCACGTTCAGCGCCCCGGCTGTGGCCGACAGCCTGACCGTGACCGGGGCTACCCTGGCCGGGCGCGGCGTGAACCGCTGCACCCTGGCGGTGTCAAAGGCCGGTGAGGTCTGCGTGACCGGGCGCAAGTACGTGGACAGCACGATCATCCTGCGCCGGGCCGCAGCCAACCTGCCGCCCAATGCCCAGGACAACGAACTGACCGTGACGGATGCAACGCTGGTCAGCCCCGACCGGGCCACCGCGGTAGCAAACCGGGTGCTGGACTACTACGCACAGCGGTACGAGCAGACCTTCCGCATGATCGCAGGGGATGAAAAGCTGGCTGATCGCCTCATTGTGCAGAGCTTCGGCGGCGAGATGGTACGCGGCGTGCTGACCAAGCTGGAATTTGACCTGACCGGCGGCTTTGTGGCAGACGCCAAGGTCGTGGGGCGCAGGCTTCCGGGCACGGCAGCAGCCTACGCCGGGGACGAAATACGCGCCGGGGAAAGGAGCCTGATCTAAGTTGTGGCAGATTCCCATCTATGACCGCACGGCGGCCAACGTGGCCGAGGGCGCGGACAAGTGCTACCTGAACGCCGAGACGCTGAACCGCATCGAGGACAACACCGCCTATATGGCATCGCTGCTGGGGGCGAAAGTGGCAACGCGGCACTGGGAGGCGACGGATTTTCTGACCCGCAGCGAGATGGAGCGGATCCTGCAAAACATCCAAGCTGTGCGGGACGCCTACTTTGTGCTGCCGGGCACATCCGACCTGCCCGAGGAACCCACGACGCTGTACACAGGCATCAATGCCATGGAGGAAGTGCTGTGGAGCCTGCACGAGCTGTGGCGACGCAACAGCATACGGCGATATACCGGCGAGATTTGCGCCGGGCAAGCGATAGGAGTGATCTGAATGTTTGAGAAAAAGACCTGGGTAAACCGCCAGAGCGAGCACCCCGCCCGCCGACGCCTGACCCCCACCGGCAACGACAATGAGTACGACGTGGCCCGCGCCGAGGGCGTCATCATGGAGGACGGTGATGCTTTCGACGCCGAGACGATGAACGACCTGGAAAAGCGTGTGGCCGAGGGGTTCTCTACGCTCGACCCTGCTGAGTTGGGCGCGGATGTCTGCGTGCAGGTGTACGCCTGCGTCAAGTCGGGCACGGTTTATGAATTGACAGGCTCGGGTGCGGTGGGGCGCTGCAAAATCCCCGCCGCGTGGAACAGCGGCGATACCTGGTCGGTGAATGGCAAGGCCGTCCCTGCCTACTGCGGTGCTGACGCCGTGGACAGCGACTGCATTGTAGCAGGGCGCTGGGTGCTGTTTACCTTTGATGGGCAGCGCCTGGATTTTAACGGCGGCGGTGGATTATCCTCCGGCAAGCTGGCACAGGCCACCGCCGCGGAATCCGATGTGCTGTCCGGAAAGAAGTTCTACGCTGGAAATAAGAACCTGAAAACTGGCACGCTGGCACTGAGTGGCAGCGCAGGAACCGGAGACGTGCTAAGAGGGGCAACCTTCTACAAGGACGACCCGAAGTCAAAGCTCACAGGCACGCTGGCGCTCTCTGGCAACGCGAATGCCGCGCAGGTGCTGTCCGGGTACACGTTCTACAAAGACAACGCCAAGTCGAAGCAGACCGGAACGATGGCGAATAGGGGCGCAGCGTCTGCGACCATTGCCCCGGGCGGCAGCTACACGATTGCGGAAGGATACCACAATGGCGGTGGCAGGGTGACGGCAAGCAAGGACTATGCGGGGCGGTGCATTTACGCCAGTGCGCATGTCGGACCGGGCACCACTGGTGGTGACGGCAGACAGGATTTGGAGCAAGTGCTTTACGCCGATGGCACATGGGTGACGAGTGCCAGTGCATGGGGCTGTAGATTCGTAAAAGCTGGAAGAGTGCGGATAAGGGGAAATTATTACAAGTGTGACGGAAACCGCACACGCTACATTAGTATCGGGTCTACATCACTGTTATCTTTGGGTGTTAACACAAGAGGAGACTACTCGTTTGATCAAACCGTCAGCGTTTCCAATGGCACGACCTTGTCCGTAACCGGTGACACATTCCGACTTAACGATGCGCTATGGATTACAATTGAAATTGCATAAGGAAGGAGAAACACCATGAAGCTGATCGATGCAACCTGGAAGGGCGGCAGCGCCTATGAGGTCTTAATTCTTGCGGACAAGACCCCCGCCGTACTGCCTACCAGCGGCAAGGACGTGGACGGTATGAGCGATTCTCACACCTTCGCGCCCATGTCGGTTCTGTACGTGACCGACCCGGAGGCAGAGCACAAGTTCTACATTGCCAACGAATCCGGCCAATTTGTGGGCCAGTAAGGAGGGTTCCGAATGGACTTGAAAGCGATTCAAGCCGCGCTGATTTTCGGCGGCGGCAAGGCAGACACATCGTCCGGCATCCCCCTCAGCTACTTGCAGATGACCATTGACCCTGACACAGGGCATCTGCTGTACGGCTGCACTGATGACCTGAAAGATACTCTCGAGTTTTCCATCGTAAACAACACGAATCTGGAGGTGCAAATCCATGTCTGATACTTACACCAAAGACCTGGGCGCAGTTACCGCTTACGCCGATGCCAAGGCGCACGGCTACACTGGCACGCGGGAGGAGTTCGGCCAGCTGCTGGCAAACGCCGGGATCAATTTGCAGGCCGCCAAAGAAGCTAAGGAATCTGCCGAGAACAGCGCCAACGCCGCTGCAAAATCGGCGGCAGCGGCCAAGGACAGCGCTACCACGGCAGCCATCGATGCCGCCGCTAACGTGGACAGCACCTTCCTGTCCCTTTATACCCCCGATACTAGGGAGACTTTCACCGGGAACCCCATCACGTGCTATCCGGGTAAGGGTGGTTCCCTGGCAGTGACCGTTCAGGGAAAGACTACCCAGGCGGGCGAAGGCAAGGCCAGCCCGGATAATATCCGTGCGTTGAGTGGGCTGGGGGAAAGCGGCACCTTGACGCTGACTGCCGCAGGCGGCGAGACGCGGGAAGTGGAAATCCCGCTGACCGGACCGCTGTACACCGGGGACATGGTGGCGCTGGCGGCAGACGGCAGCGTGACCGAGACGCACCGCGCAGTAAAATTGACCGTGGACGGCAGCGAGAACTGGATCTCCTGGACGAACCCGCGGGACACGGCGGATATCACCGTGCCCGGCACCATCGGCAGCCTGGGGGACATCCTGTGCAGCCATTACAGTCCGCTGGCGGGCACGCTGTCCTCGGACGCGGGGCTGTACACGGTCAGCACCAACACAACCGCCGAGCCGGGCAAAACGCGAGTCATCCTGCGCCACGGCTTCAAGACGCTGGCGCTGTTCAAAGAATACCTGAAAGCCCAGGCCGACGCGGGCACGCCGGTGACGTTCGTGTACAAGGTGAAGTCCGCAACTCCTACCGTAACGGAGCAGACCGTCACGCCCCTGCGTGCCATCCCCGCGGAGGACGGCAGCTGCACCGTCAGCGGTGAGGGCGAGATGACTGTCAGCTACCGCACCCCTGTCAGCAGCAAAATCCGTGAGTTTGAAAAGCGCATCGCCGCTTTGGAGGCCAAGGCATGAGACTGGCAAGCATTTTCTACGGTCGCGTGCAGGTCGTGTACAGCTGGGGCCGTTACGGCTGGACGCGCGGCGGAGGCAAGACCTGGCACGGCGGCATCGACCTGGTAGGGCTGGACGACAAAACCATCCGTATGCCCTACTACAAAGGCAAGAAGATCACAGGCAAGGTCGTCCGGGCGCGGATTGTGCTCGACCGCAGCAACAAGACCTGGGAGTGGGGCTACTACGTTTGTGTCCAGCTGGACGCAGATCAGACGCCCGACGCCGTCAATTTCCTATACTTCTGCCATTGCTCGTCCCTGCTGGTGCAGGCAGGCCAGAGGGTCAGCAGCGGTGACGCGCTGGCTGTTATGGGGAGAACTGGCAACGCGGCACTGGGGGATTGCCCCTACGACCACTGCCATCTGGAAGTCCGTGCCACGGCGACCGGCAGGGGGCTTGACCCCACCGCCTACGCAGGCTGCGACAATGCCGTGGGCGTTTATGGCACGGCGGAGGACGCCGCCCCGACAGAGAGCGGGGAAACCGTCATCGACGTGTCCTACCACCAAGGCGTCATCAACTGGACGAAAGTCCCCTACCGCGCCCTGGTGCGCATCGGCTACCGCGGCTATGGCACCGGCGCACTGATGAAGGACGAGCAGTTCGACGTCAACCTGACCGGAGCCAAGGCCAACAACAAGCTGCTGGGGTTCTACTTCTTCAGCCAGGCCATCACCGAGGACGAGGCCCGCGCCGAGGCGGACTTCTGCGCCAGCCTGGCCCCGACAGGCTATCCCTTGTTTTTCGACAGCGAATGGGGGCACACAACCAAGACCGGCGTCCATGATGGCCGTGCGGACAACCTGACCAAGGCGCAGCGCACGGCCTGCGCCCGAGCGTTCTGCGTGCGTGCGGCGGCGCTGGGCTACCAGCCGGGCGTCTACACGTTTACGTCGTTTGCCACGGCAAACATCGACTACGAGGGCCTGTGCAAGGACTACATCGGCTGGCTGGCCGACACCCGCACAAACTACG